CATCTATCAGGCTCTACACAGAGCTTCCACCTGGGCATCTTATGCCCCGAGTGCGTAGGATATTATCCTACGCCCACCCAACGGCGTTTTAGTGTTACGGCGCCGTGCCGTGCGGATCTCTCGAGATGGTCACTATCAACGGCAGGTAACTCATCCCGGATGAAATTCATCCAAGATGTCTTCCTGCCAAGAGATGATAGTAGACACTTCATGAGAGCACCGTATCCCTCCAGTTCATCAGTACTATAAACTGGATGAGCTACCCAGGCTCTTACTTCCGAGCGCTGGAGTTCATTATTCCACCTTCCGGTGGATAATGAGTAGTCTGAGATACGTCCAAGCGCTGAACTTGTCTCAGATACCCGAGGAAGTTTCCCCAAGTACCGTTCGCATACATTCATCATGTATGCGCCAGTTAGATTGTAACCCCTCTTTTCAAAGAGGTTAGCAGTCTTAACCCATGAGATCAAGCTATCGGCTTGCCGCCTGCTGTTAGGATGCAATTGTCTGATGTATGTAGGCGTTACGTCTACACCATCATATGCATCCATGCCACAAGATTCTCTGAACTTTCCAGTCCAGAAGGATTTGGGCATATTTACCTTGCAATAGTACTTTTGCAGGTAACTAACAACAGAAGTTGCCCATATACTGGGGATGATTATATCATCTCCGTATATGTAGACACATCGGGACACATTCATTACGTTCCGATATGTCACAGCGAGGTTCTGTTCCTTCAGAAGAGCCGCTATACAAATAGTATAGAAGTACATCGACTCAACTGGGAAACAGAGAGCGCTACCCATGGACGCAAATTTGTTCAGTGGACCAATTACTTGGCCATCTGGCAATTTTGCGTGCGTCGATCTGCATGCATTGATTGCATCCCTTAAATCAGGGTTACAATCAAACATGCTTAACGCAATGTGACCGATAACTCGATCACTTGCATCAGAGAGGTCTAATGTTGCCATCAGACCAGACTTCGACGACTCCAATGCCAACGTGCGATTAATGCTTTGGTCAGTGAAATTCACATGACCACGCGTTAAAGGCATCCGTTCAATAAGAGCATAAAGCTCTTGTCGAACGGCTTGCTGTGCATACTGCATACAGCAAGGTTCAATGGCAATGATCCTAGGCCCTTTTTGAGTCTTGGGAACTGGAGTTACCTTTACAGGTAATTCTTCGTTCTCAGATACGATCGCTACATTCTTGAACTCCTTTGACTGATAAGCGCCCAAAGTATAGGCGCTATCTAACAAAGGGAAGTATGGTTCAAGACGATCGTACCAGTACTGCCAAATGTATTTCTGATTTCCAGAAATCGATTCAGCAGTTGCTCCAGGACCGTGTTTGGGAATAACTTCTCTAATATCAATATTAGAGAGATCATTCCACAATACACAAGAAACATGACCAAAAAGGTCAAGATCTTCGTCCGAAGCGCTGGCTTCAAAGAGGTCGCGTTCAGTCTGGACAAAATTGGCGAGGGTTGACTGCACTCTATCTTGAGTACAATCAATTTCGAGTTTTTTGAAAGCACCGGCGATTTGCCGGATGCCTTCAACACACGAAATATCCACGTCAACTTCATTCAGAATCCTCCCTGTAACCCGGTCGAACACATGACTGAGCATACCTTGCAAAAAAGCAGGGATTGCTCCATTCTTCTTAAAACTACGGAAGAATGTTGAGTCAACATACCCCAAGGCTAGAGATCTTTCGAACTCTTTGCCAAATTGAGGTAGGGCTATCGTCATAAACGATAGACCCTCGTGTTCGACCCGTGACTTGATTGTCATCAAGTCACGTAAAGCGGGTTGAACGGCAACACACTTCATGACTGCATCATTATATATGCATGTCATGAGGCTTACTTGGTCACTTTCGTGGCTTTTCATGTTACCTCCTTAAGTGGGGGCCAACAATCCAGCCACAGCCCTTACATGGTAGCTACATATGTAGGTACCGCCAATCACTCACGACGGAGGAATGGTGAAAGGGCGGATTACTCCGCCCCTTCATGAACTTAAAGAAAGACATCAGGGACCTAGCTTTTGCCAGGGTCCTTCAGTTCTGTGGGATTTGACTCCAACAGAACTGTGTCCTTTGGAGCTCGCCGAAATATTAAAAATATTTTGGGGAGCGCCTCAGCTATAACAGTCAGCAAATTAATGCTGGCTGCTAAGTACTTTAAGAACATTCGCTTCCGTCAGCCAGGCCAAAAGCCCGGCTACAACGTCGTAGATATCGTCATCGGTGAAGCCATATTCAGGCTCATCAATGACCATATAAATCCCGAGCGACTTGTACTCATTAACTGAGGACAAGGGGTCTTGCGCGACGACACGTTTGTCGACGCGGACCATGCGGCGTGTCCGTTTTCCGGACTCGAGATGAGATATCGTGAAACGATATACTTCATCTGCCGTCGCATAGATGGATTTCATGCCGTCACTCTGTAAAAGAGCAAGCGACTGAGCTACTGCGTTTACTGTGATTGATTGGGGATCTGTAAAAGCCATGGTTGACCTCCTAAGTCATATGGGAGTTAAACTGTGGTCAAGGTATAGGTTTTCCAAGCCTATCCGTTAATAGATCCACAGCCGGGGCCCTTGCTACTTAGTACCCAGATTTTAATCTGGAAATACCAAGAGCAGCAAGGATTGACCACTGCATGAGAGAAAAATCTTTCTCTGCAGTAGAGAAACCGAATGGAGAAGCATGCCTGCGAGTTTTTCCGCAAAATTGGCGGATCCACTCCATCGTGCAGTCAAGACCAGAAGTACGATACACTGTACTTCGATGAGAATACTCATCTATCTTGGTCCGCATGATGTAGGCATACTTGGCCGTAAGCCCTTCTGATTGCATACTCGTCATGTTGGAGATCATTGTCCCAACATTCGAGTTCCAATCAATGAGCCACGACCATGGTGTCAGATTCCAGATAAGCATGGGATTGATATTAATACCATACAGATGCAGATAATTCTGCACTGTGTTTAGAGCAGAGTCAGGCTCTGATAAACGTGGTATATAATATCTAAAGGCAGCCGAAAACCAAGTTCTCTGAGACGAACGACTCAGAATCTTGGTAGTCGATACCTTATGCCCAGGCCCAAACCTGACAATCGCCCAAGGAGCAATCATAGGGTGTAAGTATTCACTTACATCATAATAGCTTTCCCTGAGTAATTGCCAATCAGTCAGGCTGGAATCCACTTGACCCTCGCGCCGAATCCAATGACCATTATCACGTTTAAGTTGCGTTAGCTTCTTAGACGTGGAAGAATACTTTTCACAAGTATCCTTAATGTCATTGAGAAACGGCTTCCACCCAAATTGGGTGTTCAGCCAGTGGTTAGCGGCTTTCTTCGGGAGCATAGAAGCTCCCGACTGCCGTCCACCAAAGGATCGCCATAAATCGGCGAAACCTTTTGCTGAAGTCTTTAGCATTCCTGGAGTTTGATGGATTTCTCCAAAAAACTGTCCCAGGTCTACTATAGACTGCTTTGGCTTGAATTTTCTCCAAGCCGCAGGGCCAAGATGTTCAGCATCGGCATAGCCACCTGAAAAGGTACCCGCTGTGCCGACATTCGACAGATGGTACTGTTGAGCGATATCTATGGGCCAGATGGGTATCCATCCTCCATAGAATTTCGTCTCATTACGGTTCCATCCCTCACCCATCTCCCCTTTAAGGAAGGTGTGGCGAGGTGTCGACTGTGCCACGGAGCTGTAACTGGCGAAATCGCCACCCGATAAATACGGGGGGCCTGGATGTTTTGCATCCAGAGTGTACGTTCTTGAGCCGCTGACGAAATTGGTATTCAAGCTTGTGATATTGACCAACTTCCAGTCATAAATTTCTGACGGAAAGGGCCTTTTCACATAGCCATACCATTCCAAGCGACCCTGATACAATTGCGTATCATACGTACCTTTGATTCGCTCTCTGTTATAGCTCCCTGGTATACTGTACATGACATCACCTCCAAAAGGTTAATAGGTAAAGTGTTGCCACCCTACCCAAGGTCCCCGAAAG